AGTTTTTGGGCGCGCCTCGGTGGAGCGGAGACCCAAGCCCTCTGGAACATCCGCGTCATCAACCAAAGGAGCACCGTGTTTGCTGGCATTCAGCTGCACAAGCATCGGGTGTACGATCAACGCCAGGGTATCGTACATCCCCCAGGTGTCGTAGTTGTCGATCTTGACTTTGATCTGGCGTTTCTTTTTGGAGTGAATCCAGTTGCAGGCACCATTCACCCAGGTATCCGCAAGCCAGGTGCCAAATTTGTAGCAGGCATCGTCGCTAATTCCGATCTTCTTTCCGAGATCGGCAATTTGGTACGGTCCAACCCAAGAACGATAAGGTCCGATTTTTACTTTCATTTTACTTTCCTAATCATAATGTATTATAGCACGTGGTCTAATTAAAAGTGAATTTAGATGTCGGGATCTAAATCGTAGTATTCATGCAGGGAGAGGAAGTCGATGAATGATGTCATCGCCTCCCTCTCTCGAAAGAATTTTATGAAGGTATTCTCAGGATCCGTTTGATTGATACACAGAACAAGAATGCTAAATCTATTAGTCACTGAGACCTTGAAGTGCCAGTTTCCTCGCACAATCTCAGGAAAGGTCCCCAAGAGGATTCTGTCATCTTGGGGACCGTCGGTCACATCAATTTACCGTCGGTTTCCGCCAAATCTGCCTCGTTGAGGAGTTGTGGATTGGTAGCGGCAAAAAGACTCGCCGTATCACCTTCATCCGCAATCTCAATCTTTTGAGACTTCTTTGGTTCCGGCACACGGCGCTCAAGGAAGACCTTGAGCATACCATTTGCCATAGTTGCGCCCTTGACCACAACACCATCTTCGATAGTGAATGCTCGAGTAAATTCTCGATTTGCAATTCCCTTGAAGAGGTATGTACCAACTTCCGGTTCGGTTTTGGCTTTCCCTTTGATGGAAAGGCGGTCGCCGTCCAAATCGATCTCGATGTCTTGCTTGCCGAAGCCCGCAATTGCCATCTCGATGATGTACCGGTTTTCCGATGGTTTACTGATTGAGAATGGTGGAAAGTTATTCCACGTCTTTTCCACAGTCCTTGCCTTCTCAACCAGATGATCAAACATCTGGTCAAATCCAACAAAGTGTCGATCCCAATCCCTGAACATGTGACGATTGTCTAATAGCCATGTCATATTTTTGCTCCTTAAAAAGCGAGTTTTAAAAAATGCCGCCCCCGAGAGGCACGGCGCTGCATGAACAAGTATTTATCAGACCTTGGTCTTCGAATCCTTGTCAATCTTGTCGTAAGCGTCAGACAGTGCTGTGGATACATCGGCAGCTTTAACGAATGCCTCCATGTTGGCGTCCATAACCGTGCCGCTAGCAAAACCACGGTATGAGCTTGATGCAAAGCTCATAGTATTCACAGCGTTCAACATACCCGCGCCATTGGCATCAAAGTTGGAGACGTTCTTTGCCTTGATGCCCATGTTAGTTGCGTATTCGCGTGCATTCATGTTCGCGCCTAGGAAGATGACTTCCCAATTGAACTCATCTTGAGCGCGTTTGATGAGCGCCTTGACTGCTTCGTATGAGTATTCCTTGCTGGCGTTCTCTGCACCGTCGGTCATGATGGTGATGATGTTCAGCTCTCCGGCATTTGAGGAAATCAATCCCTCGGTGATGGTCTTGCCGACAGCGTCATACAGCGCAGTCATACCGCGAGCGAAGTAGACCTTGGATGTTAGTTCCGGTACTTCCTTGATTGGGAGCGCCTTGTGCACAACTTCGTATTCGCTGTCAAACTGAACCAAAGTGAGGTTTGCTTCTCCGGGTTCCGCCTTTTGCTTCTCAACGTAGGCGTTGAATCCACCGATAACTTCCGAGGCCATGTGATTCATGGAGCCGGAGCGGTCAGCGACGAAATAGAGGTTGGTTTTGACTTTCTTTTTTGCCATAATGTACTTTCAAAATTTTGGGGGTGTGGATTTATTCCACTTGTTTAGTGTAACACGGATGTCTTACGTTCGCAAGATTTCCAGTGCTCTTTCGTATCGTTCAATTCTATCCTCTAACCCATTCTCGCCCCCATTCACAATCCTCGAAACCTCTCGAATATCCTCTACGCTACTTAACCGATTCTGCTCCCAATACCACAGAGCACAAAGGATAGCAACTTCCTTATCTTCCCGCACAAACTCAGGGCGATCCAAAAGAATCAACTCATCGGAGTACAGATACTTTGACGCCGCGGCGAAATTGTTGTACCCCGTCAGTTGAATAATTCCAGATCCACGGTAACGCCAACCATCTCCAGATTCCGGAGGACCATTCCCCATGCGGTTTGCATAGACTCGGTTGGCGATCTTTTCGGGATTTCTGTGATATGCCTTGACATCAACATTCCGGAAATACTTTGGAAAGACCACCTTCAGTCGATCGGCGGAATAATTTAGGTTCTCTTGCAGGACATTTAGATCCATGGACTCATGTCCCACTTGAGAACAAAATGCCGCGACCTGTTCTGGGGTGGTTATATTGTACTCATCCAAGTGGTCGAACAACCCAACCCACCCTTCAGGGTCTTTACAGTTGGGAAAGATTTGGGTGAATTGTTCTAGTTCCATATTAGATGTCGTTCCTTTCGCAAGACATGATCCAGTCTCGAGTCAAGCTCGATCGAACAATGTCCTCTGGTAGATAGTAAATTTCCGTGAACGCCGGCATGTCTCGAGCAACCTTCACAAAGTCGTGGAATGCGGTGGAATCCCTAGGTGTCTTCACCAGATCGGTTTGCTTGTAATCACCACAGAAGATAATCTTCGATCGATGCCCAATTCGACCCATAATCGTGTTGACTTCCTGCCAATTGAAGTTCTGGAATTCATCCGCAATGATAACAGAGTCGTCAATGGAAATACCCCGTAGAGCCGTTGTGGTGAGGAACCGGCAATGTCCCTGTTCCTTCAAACGTGTCCATGCATCAGGGCGGTCAAATAGCATCGCCGCAATTTCCTGATATGGGAGTTCATACATCTCTTCCTTCTCTTCTTGAGTACCAGGCATGAAGCCAATGTCTCGAGTAGAAACGGCGGATCGCACAACAACCACCTGCTTGAATGGATTGTCTTTGGATAGAACCTCCTCAATACCCTTGTAGAGTGGGAGTGTGGTCTTTCCTGTACCCGCAGAACCAAAACATCCGATGAAATAGTCTCCTCGCTTATATGCCTCTAAGAATATCGCCTGGCGCTCCGTAAGTGGAGACAGGGTTTTCATATGGTCCAACTTGATTCGGAGAGCATGGGATGCTCCCACCTTGATTTGATGTTGGTGAGTGTGGTCATCATGTTCCACAACATCATCTCTACGTTGAACCGGGGTCTTTTTATTGCTTGCCATTGAGTTCCTTTTTCTTATATGCGCGTATCACGTTCTCTCACAAATCTTCGTACGAGGGTTCCTTTCTGCAATTTTTGATATAACTTCGCTGAATCCAGCGTCCTTTTTATTCGTCATGAATCGATCTCCGCGCATTGAAACCGCGGGAGCAGAAAGCATCCATGTTCCGTCTGTAGAGGCGCAATATGGGCATTCGTGGTCCAAGTCTTTTTCGGCAATTTTGCATTGCACATCAAAGAGCTCATCACATGCGTTACAGTGGCGTGAGTATAGAGGCATGGTTCTTCCTATTCGGGGTGTGGGTGGGTCTGCGCTTTGGCATTAGAAGCCAGCAGATCTTCTTCTCGGTGGGTTCTTCCCGCTTGGGCGCGGGCTTTGGTTTCTTCGGCGGCGCGATGGTAAAAATCATGTATTGAATGTCAGTACTATGTTATTCTTCTTGGTATTTATGCGGATTGCAGCCATAACAAGCCCAGAGAGGAAAGATTGGAACACCACAAATTCGTCGATGTTGAATCGTTGGAATTCCTTAGACTCCAACATCTCACACAGAGGGTTGATGTCCTCTGGGAGAATTTCGCTCTTAAAGATCACGCTAATCTCATCTGAACTGGGGTCCATCTCGAGATTGAATGTGCTAGAGACATCCGACACAAGACACAAGGTCTGTGCGATCAACGCAGCACGATCATCGATTACGCTCATAATTCACCTTCAGTTTTGGGGAGTCTGTGGGGATTTCAATACCCCGATAGCAATACTTTGATCCGCCCGTCTCGTATCGAACTACCGACGTGACGTACGATCCGGAGGTTTGGAGTAGCTCGCGGATGGCTTTCATTGAGGCAGTAAATCCATTCCAGTAATTCATACCGATTCGGATATCCAAATCCAAATGCTGCGCGGTTGGATTGAAGTACGGCATAACTCCGCGGATGGAGATATGTTGATCCGGATACCAAGAGCATTCCTCAACCGAAATGATGGAGAATTTATCAAATTCCTCACCTGGATCTGGGCGTTTGATGGGAGCAAAACAGAAATAGTCAAAGATCTTCTCAAAGAGACATTCCGAGCATAGGGGACCGTCGCCATGATAGGAAAGAAGCATCGGCTGTCCGTTAACCATTCCTCGGTATTCTGTGCCGGGCAAGGGGATGATTTTCCCACATTTCCCACACTTGTACCCACCGCGGATTTTGTATTTCCAGCGGTCCATTGTGTTTTCAATTGCCATCTTTTTATCGAGAGACCACCAGCGAAGCCGCTGGCCCATAGTGTATTCAGGCAAAGTATCCTACTCCTTTGAGTGCGTCCAGGGTGATGTTTGGATAGAGTTCCGTGAGCGTCTGATCTTTCATATGGAGGAAAACAAGAGCTTCCTCGTGCGTTACGTTCTCGAGAACGTCGATGAACATTGTCTCACGACGAAGTGGATGTAGCTTTGGGTTGCGGAGAGCATCTAGCTTTCTGCAAAACTGCCACACAATTCCTTTTGATTGCACGTCCGATTCCAGGTTATGCACCTTGTACGGAGGATCACCATCAGGAAGCGGAAGCTTTGATTCTGGAATAAATGCACATTCCATGAAATTCCTGAAGTATCGGTTATTGGCCATCTCTTTGGCCTTGTTGATATCTGTGTTGATATCAGCCAAAATCTCTCGTAAAGTATCCACGTTCATTACCTCTTAAATTCATGTACGCGTTCAAGCAGTTGCCTGGCTCGCTTGCTCATCAGATATTCCATGATTGTGTTCAAATCCGCATTGGGCTTCGCAGCCAAGTAAGTCTCCACAATCTCAGATCGTATGTCGTCAGGTATATAGTCAAACGAAATCAATTGCCGGTTCCGCTCAAACCTGCGCTTTTCTTCATCTGTGAGACCAACACCCTTCGAGAACCTCTCAATCACCTTTGCGGTAACCGGCTTCGCGCGACCACTCTTTGGATCCACGTAGAAATCATCGGCAGAGAGAACAGAAGGAACTCCGTCGCCGCCATCGCCTCGGATGATCTTGTGGAGGAGAAAGTCCTTGTCCGGCTTGGATACCCACTTTTTGTGTAAGGGATTCCATTGCTTTACGTCACCCTTCTCATGGAGCTGCCCAAAGTCCCCATCCGAAGAAAGGATGAGAATGGGTTCGCTGGTCTCAAACAGACCATCCATTACGGTGTGGTTCTCGACTACGTAGTCAACAAGAGTACCGATCACGTCGTCACCCTCAGCGCGATCATGCCGGATAACTTTCCACGGAAACACCGTCTCAAGATCGGCGCGAAGAGAATCCAGATGCTTGAACACGGAGTTCCAATCCATCGTTGCTTCCTCGCGAGCCGCTTTCCGGTGCTGCTTGTAATAGGGGTAGACCTTTTTGCGCCAGTTGTCGGAACCGTCACATGCGATAACGATTTCCCCGTATTTCTTGCCATACTTCTGTTTGTAAGAGAGCATGGACATCAAGAAGGAATGCCGAATGATGTCCAACATCTTCCCCGTATCCTGCCCTTTTTGGAAGTCGGCTGAGAAGGCAAAGCATCCAGCGATGCCCAATTGAGAATAGTCTGCGAGAATCATTTAGTTCCTTGTTTAGGTGCTAGAAGGGGACCTAAGTCCCCTGCTTTTTGCGTTACGTTCGTGCTCAGAACGTAACGAATTCGGTTGCGAACTTGCTCACCGTCGTGCTGGGGGTGTTCTTGATCCGTTCCAAACCAGCCACCGCCGCCGTCACAGCCGCTTCATCCGCACACTTCTTGATGTCCGCAACATCTGCGCCCTTGGGCAACTGTACGCCGTAGGAGGTCTCGAAGTCGATCTTGGTGCCATCTGCGGAGAGCACTGCGTCGGTGTAAACCATCAACATGCGATACTTCGGGATCAACGCCACGGTGAACTTGCCACCAACACGCGGCGCCTTCACTTCGGCAACCTTGGGTGCTTTCGGTGCCTTGGGGGTCTTCGCCACCGGAGCAACCGCACCGCTTGCGGAGTCAACGAACGTGCCGTCGGCGCCCAACTTCGTGGATTTCACCTTGCGAGCTTTGCCCTTGACTTCGAAGCCCAGAACCGTGTGGTACATCGCCAAGATTTCGCGCTTCTTTTCCTTGGAGAGATTGGAGTACGCCTCGTCCAGTTCCGGATCGAAACCAAGTGCCACCACTTCCATTTCGTCGGAGCGGGGTTCCAACTTCGCGCGGATCACTTCCACGTCTGCCGGTTTGAGCTTGTACGAGCCCATCACTTTGGACATGTCAATCACACGGTCCGTCGTCATCGCCGTATCCAGGAAGCCCTCGAAGTCGCTCAAAAATTGCGTTGCCACGGGGGAGAGGGTTGCTGCTGCTGTCATAATAAAGTTCCTTTTCACTGTTTGGGAGAGGGTTGCTGCTGCTGTCATAATAAAGTTCCTTTTCACTGTTTATTTGTTGTCACGTAGTAATTATAGCACGACCGGGATTAAAAGTAAAGTTGCTAGGTCATATCTTTTCCCTGTACAGATCCATGAGAGCGAGCTTCAATTCGTACGTGTTCCGGATGCGCTTGCCGTTCATCGTAACCGAGAAGGCACCCCAGATCTGGATCCGCGTGTTGGTGTCCGGAAGGATGAATAGCCAGGTATGCCCTTTCGGGGTCTGAACCTTTGCGTAAACATACTCAACGCCGAGACAAAAGAGAGTATCTTTTATCTCTTCGCGAATTTCAGGAGGATTATATCCCATAATCAGAAGAGCCTTGAGATAATACCCACAGTGACACCGGTGAGAGAGATGAAAAGCACTCCCTTCACCATTTCTGGCATATCGGATGAGATAACTTCAATCACCAGAGCAAGATAACCCAGGATTACAAAAACCAACATGATAGCGTAGAAGAGAATCATATAGCCTTAATGAGAAGTCCAACCGTGTAAATCAAAAGCATTGCGGCGTTAACCACAATCAGAGAGCGTTCCTTAATGCGGATTGCAAATAGGAGCCAGAGAACCGATCCCACGTTAAATGCCCAGACATTATGGGGAAACATATTCATCGAGGTGAATACAGCACCGGCGATTGTTAGAGCCGTCGCAGACCATTTTAACGTGCGATTTATCATTTATTAGAAGCGGAAGTCAACGATGGACAATTCTTTGAGATACGTGTCAATATCCCAAACATAATGTCCGCGGATATTCTGGTGAGAAGTGGGAGTTGCGAACTTGGATTTGCTCACAATATAGCGCATATCGGCAGAGAACTCGATGTTATTCTCAATGCCAATCCGATGATTTATCGAGCCATCATCAGAGGAGGATGTGCAGGACCAATACTCGGCGTAATGTCCGCCGCGCATTTTAATCTCGCGGAGCATCTCAGCGATCAAACGAGCAACTTCCTTCTCGTTACGCTCCAAAATCTGTCCATAGTCCAATGTTGCCATAATTCCTCTAATTGCTACCTGTAAATTTTAACACAGATCGGAATAAAAGTCGAGACCGAGGCGTAATAGGCAAAGCCTATGGAGGTTAGCTTTCCCATAGCGGATGCCTATAATAGGCAAAACCTATTGCCCCTCAGATTTCCATAGGCAAAATTGTGACGGAGAGATGGCCAAAAGGTGTCCGTCCGGCACTACATACAATGTATCCTGGTTTTGTTGAAGTGGACTTGAAACTGGATACAATTTGTCCTAGGGCGAAGCCCTGCGCACGCAGTGCGCCACTTGAACCTAACGTGTCTTAGGTTCGTTGTCTGCATCTGGCGCGAAGTGTGGCTATGGGGCTTCGCCCCGACGCTCCGCGTCAAACATGGATTTTTTATTCTATAGCGAACAAACCAACAACGATGGGATGTTTATTTCGTGCAGGGTTATGGTACTATTCACCAAAAACGTCAAGAAATCTTCTTTAGAATCAATAGGTTACAAGCGACTTTTTGGTCATTTCCCACCAAAGTCCAGATGTGACAAAGGGCGCCGAAGCGCCCTGGGTTTAGTCAATATCAAGCGGAATGTGCGCTTCGATGCTACGACCTCCTAGGTCTGGATCGTTAGTCACGTACACCAAATCCATTTTCGATATGATGCCGTTTGATTGTTGAACCTCGATCAAGAAGTCACAGCCTGGTTTCATCTGCATGAGCTCTTTGATCCGGTCCACATTTTTTTCTGTGATTGGAAATCTCATACCAGACTCGCCAGCTTCTCCGCAGTCATACCTTCAAATGGATAGATGCGGTTCTCGAGCAACGTGATGATCCTGGTGTAGGGTTCATTACGGTACTCCAGGTTCTTTGGGTATGAGACCCGGCCTTTATAGTACTCTTTCCAGTCATACGGCACATCGCTCCCCTTGAGGTACGCGACGCGCTTTTTGGCTTGGACCGCCACTTGAACGCGGTTCCCCAGATATCCGGTGTTCTTAAGAACACCAAGATAGGTTCCAACGTGGATATGCAGATACCCAGTGCAGCGCGTAAACGCAAAGACCTTGTCTCCGGGTTGGATGACTTGCCCTTTTTTGTTGGTCCAGGGCTCGACGGTTCTTTCGATTTTACTCATTTTCTTCATCACCATCTTGGTTGAGTTCAAAGACCTCGGCGTAGGTGATCTCGAAGGTCTCGTTGTCTTCCTTCTCCGTCGCGAATCGCTGCTTGTGGTAGGTGTTGCAGATCTTCTTCAGGATTGACTTGTCCAGCTCAAAATCCTTGGCGACCTTGCCGATTGCCTCGGATTGGAATGTGGATTCGCCTTCGACTAGGGACTTGGATCCGGAGACCTCAACCACCATGTCTTTGATGGCCTTTTTTGCTTCAGGGGTTAGCATGCTCATGTGTTTTCTCTTTCTTGCTTCATGTTGAATAGTACGGATTCCACCATATTTTCGTCGACGCCGAATTTTTCCTCGATGCTATCGGGACAAACGGAGCGCCATTCCTCAATGACAAGGTCGAAGACCGGAACTGCGGTATCTGTGTCTTCGACCTTTTTGGCAGCACGATGATCGGTGGGCTGATCGGTCTGCGGAATCCACTTAGGTGAACGGGTGCAAATCATCTCGCGCATCTCACCATTCTTCTTAGTGAAGCGGATGTAGACAACGTTGCCATTCAATTCAAGTGCCAGTTTGCTTGCTGTTACTTTTTCCATAATAAATTTCTCCTATTACCAGTTGATTGTGATCACGATTAACCTCCCCAAGGAGTCCTTGGGGCCCCAAGGAGATTAGAGTTATACAAAATTCGCATGGCATCTTCTCGATCCTCCTTGAGAAGAGATGCCAGCTCGTTGAGAACGGGATCCTCGAGAAGAGATGCCAGCTCGTTGAGAACGGGACGCGGAAGCGTCCCAAGCAATCGATCGATCGAGACCCCTCGTTCCTTCGCCGCATTGTGATATCCCATAGCAAAGAGCTTGTTTCGTACGGTGGCCGGCGGAAACTTTTTGCAGAATCGCACGGGCTTGTTGAATAATGTTGGCATATGATTACTTCTTCAGTTTGGCCAGGGTGTCGGCCTTTTTCACATCCACGCGGATCGCGCGGTACACGGGGAGGAACATCGAGTATTTTTCCGAGTCGCGACCCAGAATCAGCTGATTGAATTTCATGTCGATCAGCTGATCAATAAAGTAGCTCGCTGGACGCTTACGATCATCGCCGGAGAGACCAGTTCCAATGCTAACTTCCAAAAATCCGCATTCCGTCTCACATTCCAGGGAACCAATCAGTTCTGGGTTTTTGCTGTGGGGCTTAACACCGACACAACGCAGCGTGGCATCCTGGATTTCCTTGAGCTTCAGGATCGTCTTCACACGCTTGTCTTCCCAGACGCCATCCAGTAGCTTCAGCATTGCGCCTTCTTCACCCGCAGCAACTTGGTCCGCGTAGAATTCCATGCCCTCGGCCATCGTTTTGATTTCCTTGGAGGGAACCAGCGTCACAAACTTACGTTCGGCGGCGGAGAGCGTCTTGAGCTTTTGCGTGAGCTTTGCGAAGCGAGATTTGTACTTCTCAGTGCCCTTGCCTGCGCGGAACTCATCCATGGAGATCAAGTCCCACACAACAAACCGCAGGGAAGCGGCTTCCTCGGGAGAAATCGTGCCGCGAACCGCTTTGTTGAAAATACCGTTGGAGGTCTTGCGATCACGGATCTTGCCGTTTGCGTCAATTGAGAGTAGTTCTCCGTCCACAACGCTGCCTTCAAACGCAGTCAGGAAGTCAAAATGCCCATGCACTTCGATCTCGTTACCGTTACGTGAGAAGAACGTCACCTTCTTGTTTTCGCAAACTGCTGCGCCACGACCACCGTCGCACTTCAGCTGTGCCACCATTTTGGGGTCGCCGGTGGTCTCTGCCGCGTAAAACGGGATCGCCGTCTTTTCGTTGAACTTGTCTGCGAGCATCACTGGGAAGCTGGGGATCAACCCAGGCCACGTCTTTTCGGCGGAGCCAAGGGAAGCACCCACTTCCAGGTCGCGGTTGATGATTCGCTTCAGGATGACCTGATCTTCGGGGACCAAGTCGTTGAGAACTTTTTGCAGGTAGTCGCGTGCGGCGTTCCCGGTAACCAAACGACCGTTGAGGTGGGCTTCGACGTCTTTGAGAATCGACGCGTCCAGATGAATTTTGCCGGATTTCGCCTGTTCCAGCTTGTCCGCAGTAATGTAGAAATTGGTCTGCGGATTGTATGCCAGGAAGAATGAGAGTCGCAGTGCTTCCTCACCCACGTTGGCTTTGAGGATTGCGAGCTTGTCCAGCTTGCCAGATGTTTCAGCAAGCGAGGAAAAGATTTTTGAGAGTTTGGACATCAGAATTGGAGAGGGTTAGGGGTGAGAATGAAGGGGCGATCAACGCGCTTCACTTTGTTTGCCGGATGGAGAAGGTACGTGGTACCCAGAGCCGCCGCCGCTCGCTTGGCGCGGGCTTCGTTGCGAATTCGAAGGTTCTCGAGATCGGTTTCCGTAAACGCGTTCCCGTACCACTGACTTCCGTTGACCAATTCACCGGTTTTCATACTGTATCTCTCCGCCATAAAGTTGTTGAAACAACTCTGCACATTCCAAAACGTAGAACACTAGGGACTTCTTCTCTGTGACCACTAAAACGTATTTCATGTGCTTCTGCCTTATTATAACACGGAACAGGATTAAAAGCTACAGATTTCTACCAAGATCATCAGCAGTTCCCGGTTTGACAATTGTTCCAAGGGGACTGCTCGGTAAAAATCTGCAGTATCGCCCAGTATTTTGCGGATTTCCGCAATGACTAGATTTCTCATATTTGCTGGGTGGAATATTTATCCACTAAATACTCTCAAAATGGAGACATCATAATGACAGCGCTATACGCATTCATCACACTCATAGCATATCTTTGGATTTTTTGGGGTTTATTTGTCATTGTTATGGGGCTCTATCGAGCACATTTAGATAAGAGACTATCTCGAATCAGCTACGCTTTGGGTGCTCCATTTTTGGCGGTTGGATGGTTGATGGATTTCTTTGCGAACATAACCATTGCCACGGTCGTTTTCCTTGAACCACCAAAGGAACTAATGGTTAGCTCCAGACTCAAGCGCCACGTTGAATCCAAGCGAGGCTGGCGCTATGCAGTATCGGATGCCATCTGCAGAAACCTTTTGGATGTTTTCGATCCAAGCGGAAATCACTGCTGATTCGGTTTCCCGTAGTACCGATACCATGTCGGTTTCATAGCGATTCGATCAGCAATTCTTGCTCTGCTTATCGCAACATCTTCCGGAGTCGGAATCCAAGTGTACTCAAAGAACTCATCAGGAAGATCGTCCACAAATTTGGAAAACCCTCCAGAATACTCCAAAACAAATCCACGCTTAAGCAGTTCCGATACCAAATAACGGTATCGAATTCTCAGATAGGGCAGCTTGTTGTAGAAGAACAGCACGTGTCCTCGACCCAGGGTAAAAGTCTCTGGGATTCCTCGGAGAATGTTCTCAATGGATTTCGTGCGAAGAGACCGACGAAGAGACGCCGGCACCATCTTCAACTCCCGCCATTCGGCAAGGAGATGCTGATCCATTAGTTCCTTGGGTGGAACAAGATTTACTCTCGTCATGTATCAGCGAATCTGAACAGCCTCAAACGCCCCGGGCATAAATGGCTCAATTGTTTCAAAGTCGGCATAATCCGTGCATCGCTTTGGTGCCAAGTGGAGCAACTCAAGATCGCTTACCATGTCGTAACCAAAGTCCCCGACGTAGGTCACAACATCCATGTCCGGATCAAGCCGCGACAACGCTACCATCAATTGACGTACTTTCATCATTTTCCTTTCAGGTGCTTTGCGTACTGTGGGTCAAACTTTGCCTGCAGCATCTGGTACTGTGCCAGCTGCGCGCGCTCGGCATCCTCTTCCCACTTCATTTCTTGGGTGATGCGCTTAGCCATTTCCTCATCCGTTTCAGGTTCCACGGAGAAAACGTGCTGAGACTTGTCGTCCGTGTAGGGTTCTCGGACGTACTCAACGTAGGCGTCGTCGCCGTATTGGAAGATCAGATCCGCAATATATCCCTGGATTTGCTTCAGCGTGCAGCCGTCCCAACCAGTGGATCCTTGGTCACGATTGACCATTTTTCGGTTCATGTTTGGCATTTCTGTACCTTTCTGGAATGTCTGATTTCTTGAGATGGTGCCAGGGTTGTCCGTTCACTAAGAGGACCCACCCGGGCGTCCGTCACTTGTAATACGCGGTTGCTTTGAGAATTTCGTACATCAAACCAACTTAAAACCGTCGCGGAGCATAGCATCGCGAGCAGCTTCTTCAACTGCCGCCAGTTCCCATGCCTCAAATTTATCGGCGTCAAACCAAGCAAAATCTTCAGCGTCTTCATTCCAGAGCGTTAGGTTTCCGTTCGTTGCGACGCGGAACATACCGTACGTGGTGTCAACGATAGCAAACTTGATCACCATTGCGTCCATAACCTTGAAATTTTGCATTTACCGTCCTTCTGTTGTTTAATTATAACATGAGGACGAATAAAAGTCACGACCTTTTTCTACCCTTAATGAGAACCTTCCCATCTAGATTCTGTAGTGGGGCAGCAATCAAAAAGAGGATAAACACGAAGTTCACTATTGGGCTTAGGCACAGTAAGATAATCCAAAGTGCGTCTTCCACTTCAAGATTCACACCTCGGTACCAATCTCGAAAACCCAAGATGAACACCAAAACAAAACATAAGATCATCGGACCAACATAGAACCAAATCATACCAAACCCTTTTCTTTCAAATCAGTAATTACTTGAGACACCCGTTCTTCTACCGTACCGCGAACGATGATTGCATACGGAGGAACACCACAAAATTTCACGTAGAAATCATACGCTTTTTCTCTAAATGCCGTATCTCTACGAGTCCCATCTTGCTCGAATGGGATATCGTTATCGCAAATATAAATGGCGTCGTATTTGTGATCCTCTGCTAGATCAGATAGTTTAGGGCTCACCATACCAAACATTTCTCTGCTATAGAAAAGTGTAGTAAGCGGGGAAGTATCACAGATCAAAACCTTATGGGCGTATTGCGCTTGATGTTCCTCCATAAGGATCTGCTCTTTAGCAATTGCCTCCATGTCTTCGAAGAACAGTTGGCCACTTCGTTGTTCCCAAAGGGTTCTTCCGTACTCATGTGTGGAGGATGTATTGAGAGTTTTTGCAAGCGCCTCAACCAACGTACTTTTCCCACTGGATTCCCCACCCAAAATCAAGACTCTTGGTACCAAGTCATCGCGCACTCGATCGCTGATGAGACCCGCTTCATACGCTGCTTCAAACCCCATCGCGCGCACTTGGGTTGCGCTAACAGGAACCGTCTCCCTCGCAACATCAAACGTCTCAGCAGTCACGGTTATGAATTTGGAGTTGAAGTACCCTTGCAGATACTGTGCAAACCCCACACCATATTCCTCGCTCGAGAACACCGCTTGAACTGTAGTGTACAAAGAACTCACCAGATACTGGGCACAAAACTGTCTGTGCGCTTCTTCAGGTGCTTCGTCCGGCGGAAAGCTTTGGTTGTCGCGAAGGACTGCAATTTTGACATTTGGCGCACCCCAACGAGTCTTGGTGAACTGGGTTAACCACCTTTCTCGCAGATCCGGGTCGCTATATTTTCCATAGTCTGCCGAGGTGTAGCTTAGAACAATAAGCTCTTCACACTGGGAAAGTGCGTGTTCAATTAGAGCCTCGTGCCCGCGGGTCAATGGAGCAAACTTCCCAACAACCAACCCAGTACGGTATTTCATTTTGGTTTCTTGTAGTGATTTTTGAATCGTTCCATATCCTCTTTGGAGAGATCTTGACCTCTCCAATCGAGAATTCCTAGGTTATCATCGATGCGCCACTGGGATTCCTCAGCCAATTTGAAGTAATTCCAGGGCCTCTGAAATGACCTCTCAAACATTTCTCTCTCAGTCATGATCAACCCTTCTTGTCATCCATCAAATCCATCCAGTGCTTCCAGGACCACAGGGCGTTTACCCAGAATCCAGCGTACAAGATAGAGGTCAAATACAGCTCTCGGCTCCAGAACAGTGGTACGCTCAACGTGTTTACAAGCAGCCAAACAGGCCACGTTTCCACCCTGCGATTCATCAGGAGCAACTGTGCCACCACGCTAAACGTCAAGACCAAGGAGTCGATCCAAGGTGCATATGCATCGGTGTAAGTGTGAAGCATTAGTCCATAGCCAAAAGCTACTAAGAGCGCTGCCGCAATAGAGAATACCAATGTTGATTTATCCGCGTGGGTGATCTTAAGAGCCGGGTGATTTTTTGTTTTCACCCAACCGATCCACCCGAGAACGCCGGTCACAACAAAGAAGATCTGTAGCGTCGCATCCGCGTAGAGCTTGGATGTGTAGAATAGCACCCCGAAGAGTACGCAAGCCACAATCCCAGTCCACCAAGTGTGAACGTTATTGCGCCCTGCCAGGATAATGCAGATTGCCGTCATCAGGTTTGCGGCAATTTCAAGTGGTGTCCAGATCATGATTGCTCCATTAGTTGAACGATGTTATAGGTAACTTTTGCGCACCATGGGTTTCCGTTGCATAGATCCCAGATTCGAATCACAGTTTCATCTGAGATTTGTGGGTTTACTTCAAGTAATAGCTCCCGCACAATCCCCACGTTCGTCGTATCATCCGACTGTTTATCGTTCATGATTTTTCCCTCATTCTTACCATCCTGTATAGGATGCCCGCGTTCCACGGATTCCCATCACACATTTCCCAAATCCTGGAGACATCTTCATCCGACACGTTCTCGTCAATCTCCAACATTAATTCCCGAGCAACCTCTCGGTCAAAAACTTCTTTGTCTTCCACGATCACTCCTTAGAACGTGTAGAAGCCCATGACAACTACACCATTTTGGATGGTATCAAGTTGCCAAATTCTGGAGTAACCTAAGCGCACAGTGAATGTCTCGCTTAGTGCCGTGTCCATACCCAGCTGCCAACGGTTTGAGGATCGAATCGACGCCGCGTTGGTTCCTGCCATGTGGCTGTAACTGGTGTATCCGGTAAAGGGTCCTTTGATTGCCGTCGATGCCTCCAGTGACGCCAGGACATAACGGGCATTGCCTACATAACCACCCATGCCAATGTTGTTCATTGCTCCATAGGCAATCCGCGGATTCAGGTTGACGGTATTGGCAAAATATCCACCGTACCCAAATTCCCATCCGTTAAGGTTGTCCACAACACCCGCGTAGCTTGTTGCTTTGACGCCCTGAGCATACGCATCAAAGATGCCATACTCGGTGCTCTTTGCCAAGCCCGCGGCGTAGTAACCGGATTTGTTTGCCAACCCGGACATTACGTGGCTGTCATATTCCACAATACCAGTCACCTGCGCCATTGCTGCGCCCATTGCCAATGCGGCTGCTGCCGCTACGATAAGTTTCTTCATGATTTTCAGTTAATTTATGCACGTGCATTTGCGCGAACTTCGTCGAAGGTCATGTCTCGGAGCAGTTCTCCATCACGGAACACTTCTTCCAAAGCCACTTCCCACTTCTTGTCTGCCCATGCCTTGGGTTGTTGACCCTCGACACCGAACACATAGTCAAACCCAGACTTGTAGAGCGTAACGCGACCCTTCTTGGAGACCTTACCGCTGTCGGTGATTGGGTCCTTGAACACATCGCGCCATACCAGCTCGTCGCCATCACGCACGCCGATTGCCGAGCACTTCATCGCAAAGCGCATGGTGTCGCGGTTCACTTGTTGGAGCAGCGCGCCACCTTGTCCGAACGCTACGTTGTCTGCGCTAAATCCAGCCAGGTCCATGGTGAACAGAATACTGTGGATCGATGCTTGGTTGATACCGTCGCCTTGGATCACGCGCACGTTGTTCAGTACGCGATATCCCTTGGCGTTGGTCACAGAGCCGAAGTATTTCTCAAGGATGTACAAGCACTTCGTCACCACCACGCTGGGTTCGCCGGAGTCCGGGCGAATAACAACCACGGCGCCTGAGTCGATGACATCCTGCTTCAGCTCGGTTCCCCAGAGCTTGCATGCGTTGTAGATGTCGTATGAGTCAGACACAAACGCAATCGGCGCGCCAGCCTTTCCGTGCGTCTTCAGCATGTTGCGATAGGAATCAACTTCCTTGTCTCGACCCCATGAGGTCACCGTGCTGTGTTCCATTGCTGGGATTGAGAATCCAGCCATTTCCGCGCCATAGTAGCGACGTGCACCAACAAGAGCCTCCACGGTGTCGGTTCCGTTGAAGTTGAACAAGTGTCCAATGCCACCGAGCATTGCCGATTCGCTGCTGGAGACGCCGCGAGCACCAAAGTCGTGGAGCTTAAAGTCGATCAGCGAAGGATCGCCAGTCTTTTCCAGAGCCGCCAGGATGATCTTCTTGGATTCATAACTGTTGGTTGCCACCGTGGTCATGTACCAAACTGCGCGGAGCAGGGCGGTTTCCAGGAAGCTCGTCAGCCACCAGCACTTTGGATCGGTGTTCTCGATCGTCACGAGAACGTTCTTGGTTGGGATCAAGCAGCCCTCTTGTGCGGCTTTGATCACCACTGGCAGTTTGCCGCCCAGCTCGTTGACGATGTATTCCCACCCTTCGCGGTAGAAGGGCTCACCGTGTGCGGTGATGATCGCCTCTGCCTCGTCGATGTCAGCCATCGTGATCGGCTTCGTCAGGTATTGCTTGATGAAGGGTTGGAGACCGGCGAACAGGGTCTTGTCCCAGTCGCCGCCGCGAGATTCGATGTACGAGTAAACGTACTCCGTGCCGGCTGGGTATTGGTTGAATTGCGAATACTTGTAGCTATCGCTCATCAGAATGATATTGGACATTTTAAGCTCCTTAAAAGTTTGTCGAATGCCAGGCGTCTATCACCTGGACTTGCCTTAGTTTAGCACAGAACCATTTCTATATCAAGCATCTTTTCTCGAGGTGTTCTTGGCCCACTGAATAATCTCATAGTGGTCATCGAAGCACTCCGAACTCTTTACCTCGGAGAGTGGTACCCACCGAGCCTTGTCCGCATCGTCCATCCCTTTTACTTTAGGGAGCGGACCGTCTGGGAGAGAAATCGCGAATGCATGTGTGATAACACGGCCGCGCTCTGAACGATCCACGCCATCAAAAACCCGGGATCCTTGCAGGGAACCGCGCAGTACAGGAGCAGGAATCTTCAGACCAGTTTCCTCACGCAGCTCACGAATCATCGCAGCTTCCACAGACTTGTCGGTGTATGCGTTAAGGAAACCGCCCGGGAGCGCCCAGAGTCCCTTGCCCGGAACCGCGCGACGACGAATCATCAGGATGTGCCCGGATTGGATCACCGCGGCATCCACAGTCACGAAGATCACAGGGTAAGGGAGGACCGCAAATTGTTTCTTATAGTCCAGGATGTGCTTGTGTTCCTCGACGATCTGATTGTATGCTGCGGTACCAAACCACCCATTCAAGAAATTGAATGCAGAGGGAGGAATCAGACTGCGAAGAGGCATACAGTCACCGGCGAAGTACATCTCGCGGATATCCGTTGCGTGCATTTCTTTGAGGAATCCAACGTCCTCAAGCTGCCACTGCGGGAACATATCCATATATTCCGTGGTGGCGTCATCCTTTTTGTGTCCGATGACAGCGATAGACCCATTTAGAACGCGAGCCTCAGCGACGATCTTTTGGGTGCGTTCGACCCAGGCGGTGTCGTTGTATTTGGTGTCGATGTTTGTTCTGATTGCGACGCGGCACTGCCTGGTGTCGATCTCGTTGAGAACGTTCTGGAGCATCAGTACGCGCTCGGCGCTGGTCCAGGGATTCTTGAATGTGCGCGGCTGATCGGCGCTACCCACGATGATGATGAGCTCTTTTGCCAGAGAACAGGCTCGCTCGATAATTTCCGCGTGGACGTTGTGGATGGGCTGGAAACGCCCCATGTAGACGATGGTGTCGTATTTTGTCATTCTATGCTCCATAGAAAGGTTGAGAGAGTAAGCAGTCTATCTGCCTACGGGGTTATTTAGTCGATTTCTTCTTCATCAAAGAGGTAAACAGGAACCAGGATGCCGTTAACAGGAACTTCCTGGAGCTTGTATTTGTTGTAGACCACAGTGTCCAGGTACCAACGATCCAGCGCAACCCACATCGAGAAGGGCATCTTTGGAACCAAGGAATGGACGAAATTCCATTCTTTGTCTCGGACGTACGGCCCTTTTCGAATCTTCAGGAGACCTTTCTTGATCTCTTTCTTCGCCGTGTATTTGAACATTAGGTCACCCGTCCCACGTATTTTGCGACCGTCTTCGCCCCAAGAATGTCTTTTCTTGGGTTGTTATTGTAGCGCTCAACAAAGTCCAATGCGTCCTTGCGGGAGTCGAAGTACTCGCGGTCCGCTTTGTAGACCTGAGCCTTGAGGTCAACAATTATCACCTCATAGAGATCGTCAAAATCAGACATTTTGTTCTCAGACTACCACAAGCATTGCTGCCGGAACGTTCCAAAGTTTGCCATCGGCGGCTTTGACTTGGATGTACTTGCGATTGATCTTTCCGACGATGCCAGAAGCCTGGCAACCCTGCTTGGGGCTGTTCCAGGAAACTTTGTCACCGACACTCAACGAGCGTTTGACACTGTTGGTGAGACGGTTACGTACGAACGTCACTGCGTCGTCGATCGAGCGAAGCTCATCGTTGGTAAACGTGCCAGAGAGGATTGCTGCGTTGATTTCTTGAATCGATTTCATCTTAATTCCTAGTTGCTATGTGTATATTATAGCACAACCGCGAATTAAAGTAAAGGACCCTCAATTCTCAGGTTTGCGTAGTACGGGCGCGTGCTATAGACTGCCAGTGCCTTCTCAGCGTCAACGCGACGAGCAAACTTTGCAATTGTGCAATTCTTCCGATGAAATATCTTGGCGAATCCATAATCACCCACGATCCTGTAAGGTTTCTTTCCGCCCTTGCGCCCACTTACTGGGGCGGGTTGATCGAGGACACCACGCCGGATGTCCTTCGCTTCAACTTTGTCGCTTTTGTCAGATCGGCTCATCGTCTTCTTTAAAAATTTGCAGTTTGTATTCCCACGCGTCCGGGCGCTCGATCATCCCGAGTTTAACGTCACACTGAACGCCTCGAATTCCATCTCCTAGCCACTCACCTAGGGTCTCATCTTGTTCCCCTTGACCCTCAAACCAATTTAGAAATCGAGCGGCTTGTTCCTTAGTTTCAAATCCAGATAGTACAGCGTAAAACATCAGTAAATTTCCTCATATCCCTTCGCCCAGTACTTGTCTAGCTCCGCTTCTTTCTTGTAGATCTCAGCATCTGTTTTCCCGAAGATCATGGTGCTTTCACTCCAAGTTTTTCACCGCACCGAGGACATTGAATTGAATAAACGTAATCCCAGTCGCCGGTGTAATCGTAGGACTTCCTGGTGACGATGTCCTTTGGAGTGTATCGAAGGGTTACTCCGCAGCTGGTACAAATTTTCTCGCGCACGACGCTTGGGTGTGGGGTGCTATCAACAACTTCAATTGCCATAATATGCTCCTTGTGGGTCTGTACCCGGGATCCAATCAATATCCATAAGCCACTTCATCATCTTGATGTGTAGCCATTTGGGCTTCTTTCGTACGGCGAGTTTGAGTCCCATATCCCCGCCGATCACCCACCATCCAAAAATTTCAGATTCATTCATTAGGTTCATATTGAAGCCCTCGTTTCTCAAATTCGGCGATGTATGAATTTGTCATCGCATTTGCTTCTCTCCATCGCTTCCAGGCCGTTTCCTCACTGAGTTCCAAGCTGGCGATTTTTAGACGGAGAGTCGCTATTTCGTAGCGCATTTCTGATTCTGTCATGTTGTCCTAAAGCCTCCATGGTGGGGAAGTGTTTCGCGATCCTTGAGAATGGAGTGGATTTCTTCCCAGCTCCAAGGCGCCATGTCTGCGCCCGGGCGCGTGTCGATACCCACGTCCATGGAGCGACCCCAAACCTTGTCGTCGAGAGTTCCGTGCACGTGCCCGAAGAGATGGTACGCACCGTGATGCATATGGTTCCATTCCCTGATTGGGTAGTGAGACATGATGATCTTGATCTTTGAACCTTTGGTTTCGCCCATCGAGATCTCCTTGTACTCTTGGAGAGTCTCAAAGTGTTTCTGGACGGCAACGTTATTCCGCACAACCTTGTCATGGTTGCCAAACACAAAATGCTTGGTTCCGTTGAGGCGGAGGAGGTAGTTGAGCGTGTCCTCTTGTGTACCGAAGCTGAAGTCGCCGAGACACCAGACAGTACCGTTTTGTGGCACCTTGGCGTTCCACGCCTCAACCATGAGCTCGTTCATATGCTGAACGTCTCGACCTCGGCGCGTGTTTGGACAAAACTTCTGAATATTCTTATGTGAGAAGTGATTGTCGCTAGTGAAAAAGATATTTGTGTTCATTAGATTTCCAAATATTTCAGCGAAAACGTCTCTTCCTTGTTAGGAGAAGTGTATCCGCGTGGATTGCATACAACCCGAGTGTCCCCAACGAGGTAATCAAAAGGATCGTGCATGTGTCCGTGAGTCCACAGTTTGATCTGCGGACGATCCAAGATGAATTCACTCAGATCGCTGTAGTAAGCACCGTTCATCAGGGACTGGCTCTTGTAGTTGGGACCAATGCTCAATTCACAAGGAGCGTGGTGTCCCACAACAACAAACTTCCCTTCTGGTTCCCGGTGTACGATTTCCTCGATGTACCCAAGAGTTTCCACGTGGCGAGTAATTGTGTGCGAAGGGCGAAGTGCGGTGTAACCCAGACCATCATGTCGAATGAGGCGAAAGTCATTCATCATGTCGCGGATTGCGTGTTGCGTCAGCGGGTCGCCCCGGTTCATATCAGTCCAGAGAGTTCCGCCCACAAACGTCACATCGTCGATTTTGACGAAGTCGCGCTCCAGGAAATGAATGTTCTTGTAAGACTCCATCTCAGTCCGGAGAACGCGGATGGTATCTATCCACTTGCCCTCGTAGAACTCGTGGTTTCCTGCGACGTAGATGACATGTGGGAATTCCTCATTCACCATATTGAAGAACGCGCGATACTTCTGAGCATTCAGCATCCGGTGAGTGAATTTCTTCATCGACCCAGGTGCGCCATATGGATCTGGAGCCGCTACCCTGTACAGATCATCAGCGACGCAGATGTCTCCACTGAGGACGAGGACATCCGCGTTCTCGGTGTTTCTGAGATCGATCCCCGTAAATTCAAGGTGGAGATCACTGGCAACTGCAATTTTCATTTTCATTCCTTAATTTCTCTATTTCTTCTGCTGCTTCTTCAAGCAGGTCTGCAATTCTATCGGGTTCTCCGTTTTGGACGCTTTTTCTCGTCTGGATGCTCCGGCGTATTTCGGCGCGTTTCCTCAAAGTCATGGAAGTAACCAGACTTGTAGACAATGCGAACCTTGTAAATAGTGACGCGCTTTGGGAGTTTAAACATTGTGCACATCCTTAAGAATCATTCTTGCTGCGGCCTTCGCAATTGCGACGCCGTCGATCTTTGTGAAAAATTGTCCACTGTGTTGGAACACCGCTTCCGGGAGTCCCGCGACCATCGAGAGAGAAAACGCGCAACGGTCCCAGTGAGCATCCGAAAGATCTGAGAAATCCGCCATCTTGCTCTTCTTAAGAACTGCAAGAGGGAACCAATCAAGAACCCTCACCCGAACGGGGAGCGACACAAACTGTGTGTAGAATTGATCCGGTTGGACCTTTCCACTAACGAAATCCATTTTGGTAAGCATTAGTCTCTCACAATCTCAATCCCCGCTTCGCCGTTCGGCATATCTTTGAGCCTTCCTTGCGCGTGGGGTACAATAATTCTAAAATTCAACTTTGGAACGTTTGGATTCAATATAATCGCCATCTTGAAAATGTCGATGAAGTCGTAATCCGAGGAAACTACTGTGATATCAGTATAACCGTCGTGAATCGATTTCTGAATAAACGCGCCAATAAACTTGTCTGAAACTTCTTTTCCGGTGGAATATCCCCGGAGGTAAATCTTGTTAATGCCGTTGGTATCGTTGAGACGCTTTGGTGGTTTTGCATCCAGGCTTAGAAGCCGAATCAAATGCGTCTCGGTACCGATGAGATACTTGTTATAGGCATTCAACACACCACCCAATGCTTGGTCCCCATCCAAAAACGCAATCTTCTTATTCTTCTTGCGAAACAACTTGGAGAGGAAGTTCATCACGCAACCTTCTTGAAGTAACCGTAAGGGAGGCCGTTTTGAAAACAGTAGTATTCCCAGTCGCCGTCGCAATCCGACGCAGCCATCAACCAGCGGAGCGCGTCTTCCCGCGTCTTCGCACCGGCTTCGATTGTTGAGGAAACCAGCTCCTCAAACTTTTTGACCGCCCACGCCTGATCAACTTCTTCCTGCTGATTGCGGATTTCCATCGTCCGACCCAGGGAATCCCATTCCGCCTGCTTTTCGGCATCGGTCATCGAAGACCAATAAATCCACCAATCCTGCGAGGGACGAAATCCGTACGCATCTTTGTGGAAATCGCTAACGATGTCCTCACAGAACGTATAAACCGCCGTGTCGTTTTGTGTGTTTGTCATGTTACTATTATAGCACGACGGCGATTAAAAGTAAAGATCTAGGATCATGCTCCAGTCCAGGCGATCTTTCCAAAGTCGCCAGTCATAACGTTTCCGCGTGCGAAATTCTTCGCAGGTGCTGCCCATCCAGCTGCCTTCAAGATGTCGCCGAATTTGAATTTATCGTCCGCCTCAAGCACAATGAAACTGTGGCAGGAGCGGTGCTTTCCGGTGATATCCACGTGAACCACACGAAGGAACTTGCGTCCCTCCATGTACTCGATGGAATAATCGTTCTTGGTTGGAACGGGACCTTTACACCTCGCACGCCATGCTACAAAGTCCTGAAAAAGGTACTCCGCGTATTCATCGAGCGCCAAATGAAATTCAGACATTGCGGACATTTCAGTTCCTTATTTTCCATCAATTGAGCAGTCGTCCGTCGGCGAGCGCTTCATACGCTCGGGGTTCATGATGGACCACCCAATGAAGTACACGGGCATCACGATGGTCTCGATCAGGATAATCGACCAAATGGCGTTGCCGACTGAGACACTGTAGCAGACGTCTTTGCTGCGTTCATTCCACGTGAAGAGACCCACCGTTGGGTATTCTTTCTTGCCGGTATCCAGCGGAGCGCCGCAACCGGAGAGCATCAAACTTGCGGCCAAAACGGAGGCCAAGATTTTTCCAGATTTCATTTCAATAGTCCTGTAGAAAGTCGGCCCGAATAGAATAACGATCAGATGGCCAGGGCTGATGGTCGATAAAGTCTACAGCTGCGCTTCGAGAGCTAAACGTGGCTTCGTAGACCGGATTTTCATGTATCGTCTTGAAGAACACCAAAAATATTTCCATGATGTGCCTTAAGCGTCGAGAAGGGAAGTCAACAGCGGCTCTTCTTCAATGCTGTAGATCTTTGGGAAAGTCTGCCCAAACACGTATGCTTCGGCGAGCGATCGAGTCGCGAAAGTGCAATCATACACCATCCGCCCGTGAGCTTGAAACCAAACCATGTAAATCATATCTTTTTCCGTCATGCTTTATTATAACACATCACGGAATAAAAGTCACTAGAAAGGTCGATTGTGCTTCCGACAGTCGCACCGATCTGGGTACCGCCCCTGCTTGCACCCCGCGCCATTGCAGTAACCCAGGTCTTTAGATGGTTTAGATGCCACAGAAACCAAGAACAAAATAATATTCACTATCCCTTTAAATAAAGTCATCTTTCTTTTCCAATTCAATGTTGAGTAAGTCGCGGAGAGTAGTTAATCCCTCTCGAGAAATTCCAATATCCAAAATTTCTCTGGGTGTCCACGTTGGACGAAAATCGGGGATATGCTGAATCAATTGAAACTGATATGTAGCAGGATCCCGCGGATGTTGTTTCAGGGCTGCAACGAGAGTATATGACCCATCTTCAGCTTTATGGATAATCGCCATGTGTTTCATTTGCGTGTTCCTGTTTTCTTGTCGATAGACCGAGATAATCGGTACATAATAGCAATCACAATCAGAAGGATGAATAAGAATAAATACATAAAACAATAAGAAGAAAGAAAAATGCAACCACTATATACCTATAACGCGACGATCACAAAGATTATCGACGGAGATACTGTAGATGCTGAAGTAGATTTGGGATTCAATATATCTACAGTCATACGATTTAGATTAATAGGAATTGATACCGCCGAATTGCGGTCTTCTGATCCAGCGATGCGCGAACTGGCACTAAGAGCCAAAGTCTTCATGCAACAATATCTAAATCAAAAAGTATCAATCCAATCATTCAAAACTGAGAAGTACGGTAGATGGTTGGCTGAGATTTATATTTTCGGGACAGCTAGAACGATTAACCAATTGTTGATCGAAAATAATCTGGCTTCTCCGTATTTTGGAGGATCAAGACCATGAACAAACTCAACCTAGATTATTTCCTAAGGAGAATTATTCACTCGAAGGATTTTGGAGAATATGTAAAAGCGCAATCGGATCTAATGTGGTTCACTCACCACAAATCCACGTTGGCATATAACGAATATATGTCCAACGTGAATAAGATTCTATCCGCGTTTATGTTTTAGAGATAACCCAGTTCGCGCATCGCCGCACGAATTTCCTTGAATGAGAAGGCATTCAGGAGGTCGGTCAATTCGCTATGATCGTCGAATTCTAGGTCTAAACGCTGGCCAGCGGATGAGTTGAGCTCCTCAATCAAGTTTTCCACCTCATCCGCATCCAGCATCGCAAACACCGATTCCACGCTACCCGCACCGGCTTTCTTTGCGGGTTGCGGCCAGGAGCTCTTCTCAAACCCAGTCACAACCGCCGGACCCGCACCCAGGCAGTCATCCTTCACCGCGGTTTCCGGAACCAGGATTTCTTCAACCACCGTGAACTTGCATGTGCGACCCTTTTGGTTATTGTAGTCGCTGGGGATGCTCACCACATCCGCCGGGTCGATCTTCACAACCACCAGCCTGGCGCCGCCGAACGATGAGAGGTAAGTGTATCCACAGAAGTGGAGTCCAGCGGAACACGTTTGGTCCTTGTCGTCGTTGACCTCGTTACGGGGCATCTCAACCACTTGTCCCACGCTGTTGTCCATCGTGCCCGTATGGCAATCGGTGTAGTCTTCGCGTATGCGCTTGTACGCCAGGAAGCAACCGTCATCCGTGATTGGGAGGCTGTTGGCATCCAGGAATCCGTACAGTTCCGTCACCGCGCGATAGCTGGGGTTTGCCGCCAGACGATCCATGAACTTGATCAAGTGGGTGATGGGGAATCCATCCTTGAACATCTTGATCATGCGCGTGCTGAGCGCGTTTTGCATCGGCTTGCCCTTGAACATAACCGTCTCGCCGTCGAACGTCACGCTACCGAAGCTGAACGTCTCGATCGCCTTCTTGACCGTCAGAAGCCCCGGGATTGCGTCCCAATCCTGCGCCTTGAGGGCATCCAGGAGTTTCGCGTAGTTGAGGTGCGACGAATCGACCGTGGTTGGCACTCCACCGCTGAACACGACGATATTGTTGCCTTGGATGATGAATGGTACCATGATATTTCCTTACAGATTTTCAAACACAAAATTGATCAATTTGATTGCGGTCTCTTCGTCTTTCGCTGACGAGAGGTTGATCACCGAATACTTACTCACTGTCGACCGCACTTTTTCTGCGGCTTTGGTCACGCTGAGACCAGCGCTGTTCTTGACGTCGTTGAGGTACTTCGTCCCCGAGGTGAAGAGCCAGTGACTCGACGGGTCCTTGCTATGCGGAGTGGATTCCCACGCATTCCGCAACACCGGATCCAAGACCTCATTGAGCCGCGTCTGCACGATGTCTGGCTTGGACATCACACCGCCGGAATATCCGTAATTGTTGCGAATGTAACTCCGCACCAGCGCCTCGAAGCCCAAGTCGTCAATCAAAAGACCCTTTTCAACGTCTGCTTCCAGAGCATCCCAGATTGAGGTCAGCCCCACAGCCTTTGCGATTTTCTCATTGGACCTTGTAATACCAACACCCAAGTGCAGGAGCCCGGCGCGAGTCAACATCGACACGGCATTTCCGTTCATGATCGTCAGGTTCTTCACCGTCACGTCATCAGCGTCGATCTTCCCTTGTTTGATGAAGTAGAAGTATTTCGCGTTCGCCGGCAGCCGATCAACTTTCTGGAGAGCCGTCCGAGTCTTCTTCGAGTAACCGCGACCAACTTCGACCTCAACAATGCTGTAGAACGTGCTCTTGACTTTTGCTACTTTCTTGGTCGTCTTGAAGGACTTGCTCAGCGGAGCAACCGTTGCTCCAAACAAATTCTTCTCGGAGAACGTCTTCGCGTTGAACCCAGTCTTTTCCGGGAAGAACACATAGATGTTCGCGTATGGGACGTCGTATCCATTTCCTGCGATATCGCCGATCTTGAACGTCGCGTCGTCTGCGTAGTAGAACCCGTTCTTCCCGTTCGCCAGTTCCAGAAGATTGGTCACGGTGATCGGCTTCCGGTTGGAGACAAACACCTTGTTTCCATTCTTGGAGAACCTGCGGATCATCTTGATCGAGGGGTCCATCAACCCACCGATTGCCAGCTTGTCCCATCCTTGGGCTTTGATGAGGTCCGTGGATGCCTTCTTCAGGAGTTCATTGCGTTGTTTCAGCAAGAACACAACCTTGTCCCAGATCGCCGGGTACGTATCCACTTCCGCCAGGATGTTCTTTTGAATCTTCTGGTCCAGAGCATCCAGCTTGTCGACAATGAACTTCACCGTCGTCGGCGAGTACGTGAGACCTTCCCGGCTGGGTTGGAATTCAACATCGCCGATTGCAGCCTTGAGAATCAGTTCCTCGCGGAGCAGCTTGTCGTATTTTGCAAACTCAGCACGCGATGCGTCGATGGGATATGCAATGCCGCCCATCAGGACCGCTGAGACCCTGTTATAGCCATTTCCGGTAACGCTCGCCGATTCCACACCCGAATCAAACGGCGTAGTGAAGGGATTGAACGCGCGGTAGGGAACCTTGCCTGGGTATGCGCCGTTGACCTTTGGGAGCCGATCGTACCAGCGAACCACGTCCATAAGCTCTCGCTTGAACGTATCAAAATCCTTGCCTTGCACAGCCATCTGAACCGTAACGCCGTTCGGCGCGCCAGTTTGTTCCGTACCCAAGCGAACAATGCTCGGCACTCCAGCGTCGTTGATGAACGCGGAGTAGGTGTTCGTTTCTCCATCCTTGGAGGCGATCACCACGAAATTGTCCGTGTAGCTGAACGGGGATTTGCTTCCCAGACCGAGCGCACCGACGAAATCGTTGGATTCGGTTTTGGTGGATTCGAAGTACGTGCTGTAGAGCGCCATGACTCGATCGTGCGTCAGCCCCACACCAAAGTCCTGCACGCTGAACGTGGGCTCGGTGTACGTGGGGAGATGCACCACGTAGGGCTCGCGGTTTCCGGCTTCCACGTGGGAGTCCAACGCATTGCACGTCAGCTCCCGCACAATGGCGCGGATCTTGTTGGAATACAGTGAGGAGCTCAGGATGCGGAATGCCTTTGCGGATTCCTTGATCTTGAACGTACCAACATCCCCCAATCCAGGAGAAAGTTGGACCAAATTCTCAGGACGATCAACTACGATCATTTTGTTCCTTTTTATGTTTCGTCATGTGTAATTATAACATGAAAAGGGAATAAAAGTAAACGTTATTGAAATGCCAAAAGCAGCGCAATTCTCTCTTGAATTCTTGCGCGCATTTCCATCTTCGGAATTCCAGAATTCTCCGGGGAAGATTTCCAGATGTATTTCCGGTAGAACGCCGGAGTCATCCGCTCGAAGACGGATAGGTACTTGGGATAGGTGTCGTCGGTTTTGACAATGATGTTGATGCTATCACCAAAACACTTCAGCACAGAGCGAGTGCTTGCATCTGGCATGTACGCCTCTGCTTGCTTGGCTGAAATAGCCATACCCAACCGCTCCAAAAACCCGGGCTTCTCTTGCGGCCCCAGCTTCCCAAAGTATTGGTAATCCACACCGCGAGCATCCAACATGGTCACGAGCGACGCGAGCTCTTCGCTACCTTCATAGGTAACAAAATCCCAATCCGTGCTTGGGTTGACGGTGACCATGTACGGGTCCTTATTGGACATGAATCTGGAACCGGTGAGCTGAAACCTACCACTCAGATACTCGATGAGCTCAGTCTTATTCATCTTTTCCTCCCATCCTTTTGGAGTACTCGTGTCCAAGCTCGGTCGGACGAACCAAAGGTTCATTCAAATTGTCGGTGAGCGAGACGTTCCGGTACTCGATTTCCACTAAACCTTTACGAGCAAGGCTTTCCATAATCAAAAGAGTAAACGTCGCACTCATGAGAGTTCCGGATTCCTCATACGTTACGGATCCTCCTTCTGCGTGATTCAATAGAAGAGACATGAGAAGAACATTCTCCATTGTCTTTTCTTGTGTGTGCAAAGGAACGTCTTCATAGTTCGCCACACTCTCCAGAAAAGATGTTGGAATCTTTTGCAAGCAGGTTCCCGGAGATGCCATACCACCGGAGCTTTGGATGTACATTGCCACAATACGGCATGCGGGGTCAACGTCCACAGAATCTGCAACGTTCGCGACATTCAGGCTATAGCCCATTTCATCGTGTTCCATAATCAACCTTCCTTCACCTTTCGAACCATAAGATCCGCGAATGGATGTTTCACAAATTTTGACTTTCCGTCTACGGTAGTGTACTCCGCAAACGGTCGATCGAACATATAGATATTTGATTTGCCGACGACATTGAATTCCGGGTAATGAACGCCCAATCCAAAGCCATAATCCTTTGCGATCAACTGCTCCAGCTCTTTGATTGTTCGATCCAGAGGCTCAGGAAGAGATGCAATCGCATCCTCTAGGGTGTCAAATCCATCCCCATCTGGAACCATGATTCGTACGGTTTCCTGTCCTCTAGTAGGACGAATCACACAGAAGTGGATTGCGTGGTATTGCAAATCCCCTCGTTGCTGCGCTCTGGTCGCTTGATGAGCGCAAAGAGGCGCTGGAGGCGAAACATATACGGTCATCGTACACCCGCCTTCTCAGCTTCGCGTTGGATCATCAGGAGTGCATCCATATTCTTCACCGCGGTAGTCTTCTCTCTGGTGCTATGTTTCTTTGATTCAAGGGATGCCAAAAGCACCAGGTGATAGATACCACCAACATGCTTGGCACACTTTTCGACGTCCAAGTCTTCAGTTCTAGATCTAACGGTTTGCATTTTGCAGCCTTTCTTGTTCATGTTTACCACACAGCGTACGAATCCATCCGCCGCCGCGGCTCGAGCCTCGATCACCACATACCTCACAGGTATTCGATGCTTGCGCTTCAGCGAAGCGAATGTAATAGTCCATTTCTGGGGTGACGTTATCCGCGTAGAAACGCAACCCACCAAATTTCTCTTTAACCTGCATTGCAACAGGATGGTTTTCTTTGAGGAGCTCCATCTTTAGCCGACGGCGTTCGAGTTCTTCTGGAACGAGAGTTCCTCGCTCAAGCCCACACTCGTATTCCCTTTTCGCACTCAAGTAGGGCTCACTCAAAACTTGACTTAGAGTATTGATGATGTTGAACCACCCGTCCCCACAAGAGAACCCCCAGAACATCGCCGTGGTTTGCATGGAGGAATGTCGATCGCGATACAGCAGCGGGTATTTCCGAGTCAAATAATTGTCATAATGTAAATTCACAGTTTCACTCCTTAATGTCTTTCCATGATCTAACATATCTCCAACCAGCCGTCGCGAGTTCCTGTGATTCCGAGTTTGATGATCATGTGTCCCTTAAAAT